AGCATGGTTGGAAGGAAATTGTACATTCATTAATGTGACCGAACCTATCGTTCGTGCCAATACAGAGTCGAGTCAGGATTAAACGACAACTGCTCATCGTTCGACTCATTGCAAACAACCATATCCAAAACATAGTAATCTCCCATACCTGACTTTCCAAGTGAATGCATGTCGCCGGTGGACTCTATACCACCATCTTCATCTTCGTCGTAAATGAAGTTCTTGTACATGCCATGCCAGAGTTTATAAGTGTTCATGACACCGGCATTATTCCCAGACTTAATAACACGGGTCTTGTCGTACTTAACAGTGATTCGCTGTGGATCCGTCTTGGCAAGACGTGCATAAAGCCAATCAATACCTTCAGTTCCTTGGAAGACGTAAGAGTATATGCGACGGAGCATGTTGTTTTGATCCAAATCTGCCGCATTAAATGCGTTCAAACTCCGTGCATACCCTGCACTAGTTAAGTTGGAAAGGACGGTACGATACCCACTACCATCCCCTGGGAACTGCAAAAACGCGTCGCTCTTCATTGTGAAGCAAATGCGACGCCATGTCCAACAAGCAGAGCCAGAAGTCGAAAGGTCGATGTTCTCCCGGAGGCCGACATAATATACCTCGCTAGCAGTTCTGGTGGAGGCATCCGCGTTGTAAGGCAACCCTCCGGTATTATTTGTCAACCTACTTCTCTTCGTCGGGCACCACAGCATAGCAACTGGGCCATCGCTTGCAGTAAAAATCCGGGGGCCTGCTGCTCCCACAACTGCAACAGTTTGCTCCCCAGTCCAAGGTCGCAACGTGTCTCTTTTCTTTTTTGACGTTATCTTCAGAATACTGCGGCGGGACATTCTCTTTGTTGTCCGACGTGGTCGTTTCCGATAGGTTCGCTTGCGACGCACGAACCGGGTTCCCCTCACGGGGCGCACGTAGCGTGACCGATAACGGCTGGCGGTCACTGGACGATACTTCATTTTGCGGCATTTATGCTATTGGATGAAAAATGCCTCATGCAAAAAAGTCGAGGGGGGTCGGGCTATTTATATGTGACGGGGTGTCCCCGTCCCTGGGTGTATAACATTATTTTCCACCCAGGGACGAAAGGACTCATGCCAACTTTTGATTTTCATTCTCGATATGGCCTCTTCACGTACAGTCAGTGCAATGGCCTTGACCCACACGATGTTGTCGTGCACTTTGCCTCTCTTGAAGCAGAGTGTATCATTGGTCGAGAAAACCATGCTGATGGGGGTTCTCACCTCCATGCTTTCGTTGACTTTGGACGAAAACGACGATTCAGACGACATGTATTCGCGGATGTGGGACAGTTCCATCCAAACATTGCACCATCTCGAGGGACTCCTGCAACTGCGTACGACTATGCGATCAAAGATGGGGATGTCGTTGGAGGCGGACTCGAGCGACCTGACAGCGGAAGAACTAGCAGAGGAAGAAATGGCGAGACTGAGTCTACGATGGCAACGCTTGTCAGAATCGACGACGAACAGACGTTTTGGGATACTTGCAGAGAACTGGCTCCAGGCTTACTCCTCAGGTGTCATTCGTCCCTTGAGTCATATGCAAAGCGCAGATTCGCTAAGACAGTTCAACAATACTGCCATCCACGCGAACTGGTGTTCATCGATGAGAGAATTTCTGAACTGGTTGAATGGAGAGAGAACAACCTTGATAACACTTCAATCAGAGGAAGGTTAGTGAGGCGCTATCAGTCGGGGGGTCCCCCCGGCCCTCCGGGGGGGGCCAAAGTGTCGGCTGCCCCGACCCCCCTCCTTCTGCGAGTTTACAGATCTTGGTTCAGGGAATGTGCTGATCGAACAGCAGACGAAAAAGCCTTATCCTATACGGAGCTACTAGGCTTGGCAAGACAGTGTGGGCTAGGAGCCTAGGTACCCACATATACTTTTGTGGCTTATACTCAGGCAGTGAAGCAATGAGGTACAAAGACGCCGATTATGCTATTTTCGACGATATGCAACTAAAGTATGTACCTCAATTCAAAAACTGGCTAGGATGTCAAGCAAACTTCCAAGTCAAAGTGTTGTACAAAGACCCTGTGCTGATCGAGTGGGGTAAACCATGTATCTGGTTAAGCAACGACGATCCACGAAGCGAGAGCCACTTGACGGAGACGGATATAGCATGGTTGGAAGGAAATTGTACATTCATTAATGTGACCGAACCTATCGTTCGTGCCAATACAGAGTCGAGTCAGGATTAAACGACAACTGCTCATCGTTCGACTCATTGCAAACAACCA